AGCGGATCCTTCCATAAGCTTAAGTTCGCCAAAGGCGAAACTACAAGCAAAACTAACGTAGAAGCGAATACCTTCAAGAATATTAACGTTTGCGACTGCTCTGTACAGTTTTCGTTTGACATCATTGAGAGTCTCTTTTGCGTATGATACTCCTTCAAGATTATGCATCCAAGCATCGGATACACCATACTGTTGGGACGATTGAATAAAGTCATCATATGACTCTGTGACGCTTCTAGCACGCTCTAGAATGCGCTCATCGGTCACAATCTTATCAAAGACCTCTGATGGATCCGAATAAACGTTTTTGATGATATATGTGTATGAGCGCGAGTGAATCATTTCCATGAAACCCCACACTTCCATACATGCCTCCAATTCAGGCAGTGAGCAGTATGGAATAAATGCCATACCAGGACCGCGACCCTGGATAGAGTCAAGCATAATCTGATACTTCAGATTAGAAGTATAGATGTGCTTTTGCTCTGGACGAAGTGTTTGATAATCTCCACGATCCTTCTGGAGAGACACCTCTTCGGGTCTCCAGAAGTATCCAAGTTGCTGAGTAGTCAGTTTATCGAATACAGGATATTTGTATGAATCATATCTCTGAACTCCTAGAGGTTTTCCAAAAAACATTGGTTGCTTTTTGGTATTCACTTGCTCAGTATTAAAAACCGTCATTCCTTTAATCTGTGTTGGTTCTTCTGTTGAAGAAATTTTAAACTGCACAGGATTCACACTCTCCCTCCTCTACTGAACTTAACTCACTTAGCAAATCTTGAAGATTGGGTTTCTCTTCCACTACCTCATCAGTCTTAATATCATAAGTGTTTTGATAGTAAGAAGTTTTCCACCCGTACTTATATGTAGTCAACAGGTCGTTTGCCATGACAGAAACAGGAACCTCATTATCTGGAAAATGTTCAGGATTATACGACCAGTTGCCAGATATGGCTTGATCAAAGAATTTTTGCATTACAGACACTACATTTATGTAACCCTTATTGTCAGGCATTTCCCACAAAAGTGTGTAGTTATTTTTCAAGGTATGATACTGAGGAACAATCTGCTTAAGAGGTCCTTTTTTGGACTTCTTAATGGACAAGTATCCACGAGGTGGTTCAATTCCGTTGGTTGCGTTTGACACAACGGAACTGCTCTCCGATGGCATCTGTGCGGACAGTGTTGAGTGCCTGAGACCGTGCTCCAGGATAGATGCTCTAAGAGTTTCCCAATCATGCTGTAATGGAATAGAAGAAATTTCGTCTACATCTTTTTTGTAAGTATCAATAGGCAGAATACCATCGGCATACTTAGTTCGACCGAAGTATTCACAATGTCCCTTCTCTTTAGCAAGTTGATTAGATGCTTTCAGAAGATAGTATTGGAAAGACTCAGAAAGTCCATGAACAGCATCCCATGCCTCTTGTGATTCATATTTAAATCCAAGTTTTGCCAAATAGTGTGCAAGACCGATAAAACCAATTCCCAAAGAACGACGTGCTTTAGTGCAGATCTCTGCTGCTTTGATTGGATAGTTTTGATATTCAATCAATTCATCAAGACTACGGACAGAAAGATCGCAGAGATCTTCAAGTTCATCGTCAGACTTTACCTTACCAACATTAACAGCAGAAAGAATACACAAAGCAATCTCACCAAACTCATCATCAATATGATTGATTGGATAAGTAGGGAGAGTAATTTCTTGGCAGAGATTACTCATGTTGACTTTATCTTTGAAAGAAGAGTGAGAATTGCAATGATCAATATTCATGATGTAAATACGACCAGTCTCTGCTCTCTCTTTCAAAAGGTCCAAAATGAGTTTTTGAGCACCGACAGTTTTTCTTGGAATAGATTGATTTCGTTCATAACCCACATATAGATCGTCAAATCTATCAGTGCCAAAAGCATCATACAAACCAGGAACGTCGTGTGGAGAGAAAAGTGTAATCTCTCCATCTTGAATGAATCGTTCATAGAAGAGTTTGCTAATTTGGATAGAGTAATCTAACTTACGAACACGATTATCTTCAGTTCCTTTATTGTTCTTTAGGACAATAATATCTTCTATTTCTTGGTGCCAGATTGGGAAGTGGACTGTCGCGGATCCACCTCGTATGCCATTCTGCGTGCAACATCTGACAGTTGCTTCAAACTTCTTGAGAAATGGTACAACACCCGTGTGCTGAACTTCTCCCCCTCGGATCTTACTGTTGATGCCACGGATTCGACCAGCGTTGATGCCGATTCCCGCCCTCTGTGCAACGTATCTGCCAATAGCCATATCAGAGCTAAAGATACTATCGAGGGTGTCATCAGCATCAATAAGGACACAACTAGCAAATTGTCGAAGCGGAGTTCGCACTCCCGCCATGATTGGTGTTGGAATGTTGATTTTGTGCTTTGAGATTGCGTCATAATACCTCTTCACATAAGAGAGTCTTGTTTCCTTTGGATACTCTGCAAAGATAGTCAGAGCAATCATCATGTACATAAACTGTGGGGTTTCATATACACCACCACTGCTTCTATCCTGCACGAGGTACTTATCAACGACCTGACGTAGACCTGCATAAGTGAATAGCATGTCACGCTCATGATCAATCCAACTATCAACTTTTTCAATCTCTTCTTGAGAGTACTTATTGTAAATATCACTATCATAAACTTCAGCAGAGACACAATCAATAATGTGCTGCTCCAGAGTTGGAAGTTCTTTCATCTTTCCATATAGTTGCTTTCTAACTGAAAAGAGAAGAAGTCTAGCAGCAACATATTGATAGTTTGGATGATCCAAATCAATAAGGTCTGAAGCTGAGCGAATTAAAATTTCTTGAATTTCTCCAGTAGTAATTCCATCATAGAATTGAATTCCCGACTTCATCTCAACTTGACTCGCAGAGACCCCTGCAAGACCCTTACACGCCTCTTCAACCATCAAGTGCATCTTGTCTAGGTCAAGAGACTCAATTCGTCCATCACGCTTGTGTACTTTAGTGCCGTTACTCATATTTTCTTCCAAGTGGTAAACTTAAGTTTTGCTTCTAATCCAGAATATGTATTTGATTCTATCACAGACTGAATGTTAAGTCCAGATAAAACCATATCATTAAGATCTTTTTCTTTTATTGATGAAGGCCAGATGACAACTTTTTGTCCATTTTCGATAACACGGGAAATTCTTGATAAGATTTCTCGATTACGTGGTTCGTTATCATAAATCCACACACAATCGTCAATACCCCACTTACCAATATCACCATCAGCTCCGCAAAGAGCAATAGCATTTGGAATGAATGTTGAGTCAAATGGTCCTTCTGTAATGTATACAGTTTTGTCTTTTTGAACTTCATCGAGACCATAGATTTTTGGGGCGTCATCGTTAAGCATTACGGTAATATATTTAATCTTGCTCTGACCAAGTGCTCTACCTTGAAATCCGACAAGAGTATTTTGATAGAACAAAGGGATAATAATCCTAGGTTCATCTTTGAGTGTATCGTCAAAGACTTCCTTTAAGGAATTTGTCCATGACTTAAAATTTTCAGCGTAATAATAGTTATGTGGGTTTAATTTTCTTTTTACAAGATATTCAGTTGCAGCAGGATTTTCCGATGCTTTAGGTAAATCCAATTTTGGTTTAAATTTTGGCACTTCAAAATTAAAGACTGGTTCTTCAACAGTGAAGTTTCTACCAGTCTTTCCGTCTTTGAACTTCTCAAATGTGTATTGTTTATAGATTACAGAATCTATTTGCTTTAGAAAATTGTTAAAAGAAATATTGACTCCACAGTTATGACACTTGAAGTTTGTATTATTCTTTACTTGATATAAGTATCCTCTTGCTTTATTCTTATTCTTCTGAGAATCTCCACAAATAGGACACCTAAAGTTATAAAGATTATTCTTTACTTTCTTGAACTTTTGGAAGCGAGAAGAAATCAAATTGATGTATTTAACATCAACAAAATCCATAATTAAACCTTAAAGTTTCTCTGCTCTATTATAGATGCTTGAGGTTCTGGTGTCAAGATTTCAATGATGCGAGTATTGTTTGTCAAAAAGGTTATACATGCAATGGCACCAATTGCCATCCACACTCTTTTCTCTATAGTCTGTACTCTCGTAACAAGTGCGTCATAATCCCTGTCAACTTTATCACGGAGTTTGTCAATCTTAACAAAGAGTAAGTTGTCAACTTCTTCTTGTTTGGTAATTCTTTGTTCATGGACGGCAAGCATTCTGCCTACATTACTATTTACCTCACTCATCTTTTCAATAGCATCGTCAATCTTGACGATAATATCCTTTAAATCTTCAAGTTTTTGTTCTAGTAGAGCAACTTTAATGTCTTCTGCCATTGGAGTATCTAAGGTAATCTAGCCAGAATTTTCTACTACCACGACCACCAGACATGTACTGTCTTTTTCTTTTTCTTACAGGAGGATCATCACCCGCTTCAACTGTACCAGCAATTTTTCCACTACCAACATTATTTGTTGGTTGTTCGTACAGGTATGCACGAACAGTTTCTATAATCCAGTCAATCTTCTTCTTTTCCATTATAGATTTTATAAAGTTCGGATAAACAATAAAGATCAACCTGAATGTCATGAATATGAGTTTTTGGATATTCCGGCAATTTACCCAAAAATATAATAAAAGTTTTCAACACACTCCATAATTCCTTTTCAATCTTAAAGAATAACATAGGTGTAGTTGCTTCACCAAAAATATTATAAAGAATAATAAAATGATTTAAAAGAAGATGGGTCTTTAACTGACCCGTATTCTTATATCGTTTCAATAATCTTTTAATATATTTGAAATGATTTAAATCTTTTTCAAAGTCTTCTTTTGTGACTGCTTGGGGATTCTCATAATTTTTAATTGCAAATAAGAGGAAATTATCCTCATTCAGTTCATTAAATATCATATGTTAAATCATGAATCAGGGAATCTTGCGTCATCACCAGCATCGCTAGTTGTCAAGATGCCACCAGCAACTAAAACTTCATGCTTAACTCTCAAATTGCCACCGTTGTCAATGTAGGTCATAATTCCAACCCAACCACTATGACCAACAGCAAAAGCAGTTGTCGCTGCAACACCAACTTCAATTTGATCTACACCAAAGACTGCATTGAAAACTGGGCTAGTCGAGAATCCAGTTGTCTTAGACTGTGGTGGATCGTATGTAGAGTCATCCAGAATATAAACAGGTGTCTGCGAAATGTTATAGCTTGTTGCACGAACTGTGGTCAGTCCTGAAACAAAATTAGCAGTGCTTGCTAAAGAAATAGTAGTTGATGTAAATCCAGAAATAACCGCATAACCATAAGTAGCCCCAGTACCAACAGTTATGAAATCACCTGTTCGAATACCAGCACTAGTCCATGTTACAATACCAACGGCTCCTGTTCCAATTCCAGTAGAAAGATCTACTGCCACTGTTCCAGCAGAATAAACGGAATCGTTATTACCCCAGAGTGCCATTTTTTTACCTTTACTAAATTAAGCGTAGAAATATTTATAAAAAAAGGAGACCTTACTTTTGATCTCCTTTGCGTAAAACAACTCTTAAAAAGTGTTTTGTAAGGTCAAGTAATCCATTCTCTTCGAATCTTTTTGTTTTTGCCAACCACTCTGAAGCGGTTAGTAATAAACCCAAGGTAATGGTTACTCCCCAGTTTGTAACTAAACAAGTAATCACTTACAATTCTTAAGAAGTGCAGTTCTTACTGTTGCTGCGATTACATTATCAATATCATTATCAGTAGTATTCGCATAACGCTCAAGTAGTTCAACTACAAGACGCTTAGTGTGGCAAGAATTCATAGCAGCGAGAATGATTGGTTTTACAATCTCTACTAGTGCGCCCATGATGTCCTCCGTAAATTGGATTCAGAACTATTTAGAAATCAGTTTGCTTCTAAAGGAAGTTTTCCACTTTTTTGCATCTGAAGTTTTTGCCTCTGAAGCATTTGTTGCTTTTGTTGAAGCATCTTCATATTAGCAATCTTCTGCTTATCCATCATTTCTTTCTTTTTATCAATTCCAGATTCTGGAGCAGGTGCTTCAGTATCCATCTGTTCACCAAGTTTTCTACCACCACGACGAGCGGTAAGGACAGCAGCAATAGCAGCCTTTCTTCTCTCTTCCTTTGTTCTACCTGCTAGTTGAGGAGACTTGGAAGCATAGAAGTCTTTGATCGCCGCTCCCATATCAGTCTTAGCAGTAATCTTTTCATCAATCTGACTCACCTCTTCTTTCTTCATACGCTCCGCTTCTTTACGCTTAGCGAACTGCATATAAGTTTCACCGGGCTTTAAACGTCTGCTGTAATCTGGTTTTGTTTGTACCGAAGTATCTTGACCACGATTTTCCTTCGCTCTCATCTTATTTCCAGAACCACTAATCTGAGCATCTTTTTTTGGATCTGGATGCCACCAATCACCTGCTTCTTGAATCTCAGTCTCTTCACTTCTTACTGAAGCAAGAAGATCATCTAACTTAGACTTTCTCTTTCTCTTTGGAGCAGCAGTTGCTTTTGCTTTTGGTGCTGCTGCTTTCTTAGTTGTTGCTTTTGGTTTTGCTTTTGGTGGTGTTGTTGCGCTTCCTTCCCAAGGATCAGCAGGTTTTTCTGCTTTCTTAGGCGCTTCTTTTGGTGCTTCGGTTTTCTTAGTTTCTCCACCCTCCATCTTACGAGCAACATTTCTTGCTCCTCTGGAAACTGACCTTGCACCTCTTGCGACTGCTTTCTTCAGACCACTCTTTAACTTAGAACCAATACGTGACAGGAGACCTGGACGCTTTGGTTTATCTGAAGATTGGGATGAATTGGAAGATGTAGACGATGAAGATGATCCAGATGAAGAGCCACCCTTTCCTCTCTCATATCCTCCTTTGAATTCTTTCTTTACAGCAGAACCAACTCTCTTTGCTGCGCCAGCAGCATATCCTACGCCACGAGCAACTGCTTTACCTGCTTTCTTAACAGCAGACTTAACTTTCTCAAGTCTATCACTCTTGATTTTGGTGTCATGACCAAGAGTTACTTTTGCTTCGTTAAGAAGGAAAAATGATGTTTCAATCGCTTCGCAGAGAACTTCTTCTACTTCCTCAACTTCATATCCCTCTTCAATACACTCATAGAAGAACTCTTCTACAACTTCTTCAATTAATTGATCGGAAAGAAGGAGAAGTTCTGATTCATTGAGTTCATCAAGAACACCTTCAATTTCAATCATCTCAAGAAGAGTTCCACCAATCTCTTCTACTGCTTCACCAAGAGTTGGATTGATTTTGACTTTATTATTGACTTTTTTTTCTTTGACTTTTTTTTTATCCTCAGTATCAGTCATTACTTCAGCAAGGTCTTGTCTCCAGTTTGAGAAACCTTCCTTCATTCCTTTCTTCTTAGCAATAGCAGCACCACGAACCTTTCTGCGATTGTGAAGATACTTATCTGACTTATCAGTATCACCATCATTATCAATATCAGAATCCTCTTGACCTACTGGATCAAGTGCTTCCTTCATCTTTGCACGCTTTGCAGCAGTCTTAGCAAGAATTCTTTCTCTTGCTGCTTCTTGCTCAGACTTAGGAATAGCAGTCACTGCACCAAGTCTTTCTGCTGGTTTACCGGGAACAGCAGATTCAGAAACCTGCTCCAAATAAACTTTGGAAATATCGTTAAGATGGGTCATGAGTATAAGTCGTTTTACTTTTTAGCCTTATACTTATTTATGAATTCCTTAATGCTACTTTGCTTATAACCACTATAAGGTTTTGCGCCGTACTGAAGATTGTTTTTATCTCCTTTTTCAAATCCAGGAGTCATATCTACAGCATACTTAAAGTATCCACCCGTTCCAACAAGAGTATTTGGCTTACCAGGAACTCTCATTTTCTTTTCCATTTTAACTTCAGTGTATTCCATTACATCACGAATCCACGACTTAAACATATATCCTTCTTCAGATACGCAAATTAAATAATTTGTCCCTCTACGCGATACTTCACCAACAAGACCTGTATTTAAGTTTTCTACAATATCACCTATCCTAAAAATCTTACCAGTTATATAATTTTCACGAAGAGTTTCTTGGTCAAACTTTGGAGCAATCTGCCACAACTCCACAACCTTCTTCTTTTTCTTTGCGCCCATTCCCTGACGAACAGCATCAAAAAGTGCTTGAGTATCACCATCATCTAATGTCTTTGGTGTTCCTCTACGGAAAGATTCAAAGTCATCTTCAATAACTGCTTTACGCATCTTGGATGCAGACATTCCTTCTACACCTTCAGCATCAGCATCACGAACACCAGCAGAAATTACACGGATTAAATCAAACTCATATAGATCCCCGTTGTATTTCTGAGCAAGATTTTCAAACTCTGCTTGACGATCAGATCCAACAACAATATTCACATTAGCGTACCCCGCTTCTGCTGCTGCAACCAATACATTAAAAATTGACTTCATCTCGTCATCATTAATAATGTTCTCTTCAAATTCTGGGAACATCTTTTTCATGTATGAAATTTTCATATCAGGATCAAGTGGGTTCTTTTTAGGATCCTGAGTTCTTGAAGGATAGATCTTGAGGTCTCCACCAATTGCTGCTTTTTTTGCTGCCTTCAGAAGTTTTTCGTGTCCAACTGTTGGTGGATTGAAACGACCAAATGCAACAGTTAAAGTATCAGACATTTCACCTGTTGCTTCTGGTGCTTCAGGTGCTGCTTGTGCTTTTGGTTTTTCTTCTGGTGCTGTCTGTGCTTTTGTAGGTTCTGTCGCTTGTGGTTTTGCAGCAGCAGGTTTTGAAGCACCAGGTTCTTCTTGCTTTTTCTTTCCTCTCTTATCAACAAATACAAGTTTTCCTTTTTCAGTAACCGCAATAAAATTACCACGGGTGTCTAACCAACCACCGTGTCCATCACTCTTGAGGTTTAACTTTCTCGCTTGCATTGATGCTTGCGATTGTGTTGCCTCATTTAGAAATTGGAAAAAACTCTTCATATTGTTTAATCTTATACTTTTATTTATTACAATGTCTCCGCCAACAAATCTCCAAGAAGAGATTGTTTTTCAATATAGTTTCTTATGTATGGACTACCATCACTCTTAAACTCCTGTTTCACTCTAAATTGAATCAAAGGATCTCTACCACTTCTAATGGTAATTGTAGGTAATCCACTTGCTCCTGCTTTTATATCTGCAGTATATTGTCTTCCAGATATTGCATTGTAAATATCGTCAAACTTATAAACTTTTGTTTTTCCACCACCAACCTGAACAAGAGTCACATTTTCTTCATTTAGGGTGGCAAAATAGTTAATTGCTTTTGATAGTGTCTGTAATACTTCATCGGGTTTATTTCTCAAATCTCTTACAAGTAATTTAGTGACAGTAGAATAAACTAAAAATACTGCTTCGTCTGGTTTCTTATCAATAAACATCATTTTATCATACTTATCTTTAAGAGAACGAATATTATTTTTATATCCAAATAGTTGTTCCCAAAGTTCTTCTTGCTTTTCAAACTCAGCTCCAGAAACCTGGCCAAATTGTTTTACATCTCCCGCTTTTAAAGACACTAATATATCAACAGGTAGAAGTTCCCCTTTGTCATTTGTAATTTTAACGGACACATCAACTTTTGTTGTTTTTTGCCCACCAAGACCATCAGATAAAACTTCTATCTTGTCATATCTATTATTTTCATAGACAAGTTTTGCCCATTTCTTCACATTATTACTATTAGCATACTTTACAGCAGAATCAACATATTCCTTCAACATTGTTTCATTATTTCTTGCAAGCAAAGCCATCATATTCACTTCCGCCAAAGATATAAAACATCTAACATCATCCATTATCTTTGGATTTTGATTAGCAGACTTAAATGTCCTTTCAACTTGCTTTCCCTTTTTACCCGGATAATTTGTTGTCCCTGATTTTGCAAGTGCTCTCAAAACACTATAGACCAGTTGAGCGTTTATGTTTCTGTTTTTATAAATGAATCTTGCAGTAATGGCAGCACCAACTACACCTTCCGCCATATCACCAAGATTATATTTTACATTAGGTTTATTTAAAGATCCTATTGTAATTATTTTTACCTTCGAATCCGTAGTTTCTAATGGTATATCAAGTGCTTCTTTTTGAAAGGAAGATCCTTTTACTCCAAGTTCAGCAAATTTTTTTATTGCGTCCTCATTAAACTTACTTTTTTTCAATGTGTAAATTTTTGATGCAGTACTAACAGATCCACTATTAATTATTTCTATCGTTGGAACAACATACTTTCCAAGTTGTCCAGGAGAAGTGCTTCTTAAAACAGCCATTGTGTTTTAATTTTATTTAGAATGGAGATAAGGAGACTCGAACTCCTGACATCAGCCTTGCAAAGACCGCGCTCTACCAACTGAGCTATATCCCCGATGAAGATATTATAAAACCCTCTCAACTAAAAGTCAAGAGGGTTAGAGCAACCTTCCGATTTATTTATCAACCACGCTTAGCACGAAGTTTTGCAAGAATTGCCCCTGCTACTTTTTTACCACGCTCTTCAGAACCATAACGCTTAGAAGCAGATTTAGCAATCTTTGAAAATGCTTTACCAGGTTTGCCAATGTCTTTACCTGCTCTTGCTGCCTTTGCGGAATATGATGCTTCTTCTAGCTCTTCATCATCCTCTTCTTCATTCTCATCGTCGTCTTCTTCAGACTTTTTGGACTTCTTATCTTTCTTCATTTCCTTTTCATCTTCATCATCTTCTTCACCATGCATTGCTTCAGCAATTACAGCGATCGTTTCTTCATCAAGTTGGTTTGCCATAATCCATTTTGCTTCTTCTAGAGTTTCTGCAAATCCTTCTACTTGGAGAAACTCAAGAACTAAATCAAAGAGATCAAACTCTTCTCTATTCAGTTGCTTCTTCTCCGCAGGAGTCAGAGCACCTCTTTGTGCTCCTCTTGCTGCTTGCTTTGCCTTTACTCCAGCATCATCAGACTTGTACTGTCCAACGTGAAGACCAGGAGATGATGAAGTAGTCTTACGGAAATCACCTCTTTGCTTTCTAGCAAGATCTTGCCTTGCCTTTGCTTTCTTAGCATCACCAAAGGTTGACTTCTTCTCAAGTGCAGATGCTCTATCAGCAGCCTCACCGCCACCAGTTGACTTAGCAATCTTCTGACGGATAGGTGCTTCATCGTAACCACGCTTTGCCATCGCAGTTGCTTCATCAATAGGAGCATTAACCTGCTGGTATGCTTCCATCAAACCTTTGAGATTATTAATATCCATTTTTTTACAAATACTTTTTTAGTTATTTATAAAAAAAAGACCCCGAAGGGTCAAGCACCAATAACAGCACCAATATTATCATCAAGTTGTTGGATCACTCCACGAATATCAATCACGCGAGGAGGAACACTCACTTCATCATAAGTGTATCCTTTTTGAGCATCAAACAGAACTTGACGAACTGCAGCAGCTGTACGAGCATCAAGTTTAACAGTTACTTGTTTTTCTTTAGTCACAGATCTCCCTCCACACGATTTTCAGAACGGTAAACATCAAATGCACCTTCAGGATAACGAGCACTCAGTTTTTCATAGTTCATTTCCATAATCTCACGGAAGTTAGTGTCAAGTGCCATACACGCTTGAGCGATATACCAGCAAATATCACCAAGTTCACGCTTCATATGAAAAACATTCTCTTCAGTATAAGGTTTACCTTGAAGAATGATTTTCTTAACAACCTCAGTGAACTCACCTGCTTCTGCAGTCATACCTAAAGCAGCGGTAAGAAGACGAGGAACATCTGCATCATTTTCAGCTTCAAGTTGAGTCATTCGAGAAAGAAGTTGTGCAAAGTCACTGCTTGCAGGACTTGTGGTTTGACGCACAAACTCAATATACTTATCGGAGTCAATAACTTTAGTCATACAATAAAAGGTTCTAATTCAGATTGGGGTAAAATTTGTTGCGCTGGAAGTTGGAGATCATCTTCCATGCGAATATGGGGAACATCTACAGTTTGTGGATTCACGTATTTGACTTGACGATAAGTTCTAGTAGTATCCATCTCTACCAATGAAATAGCATCATGAATATTACCACAGTCAGCGATTTTTTTACCGTACTTATCAAATACTGAATAACAATTCAAAACTTAAATCCCTCAAATGATTTTTTTGGTTTTCTTTCCTCATAATCATACTCTTCATCCTTCTTGTTGTCAAGGATGTCATCTTGAGCAGACTGCTCACAATCATAGAGACGCATCTTAGCACGATCAATACCGACCACAAAACGCTTATGAATTGTTGGATCATTGTAGCGATTTTTAAGCTGCTTCACAAGTATTTGTCCCAACCCCTCAAGGTCTTCAGTAGAAATAAGGGCAAACATAAGATCAGCAGTAGCAGGGAGACCAAAGGACTCAGAAGTATCAGTAAGTTCAACATCAGAACTGCCATAACCTGAGCGAGTGGTTTGAGTAGCAGATACGATCGGTACATTGAATTCAACTGCAAGTCCTCTAAGTTCTTCAGCAATTGCTTTGACAAATGTATAAGAATTGATATTGCTATTTCCTTTATACCTAGAGGAAGCACAAATATTAAGGTAGTCAATAAAAATAATGTCAGGTCTAAATGACTTCTTAAGTGCAAGTTCGTTAAGAAGTGATTTGAAATGTCCAGCATGTGCGGATGCTGTTGGATACTCTTTAATTATAAGAGTGCCTTGAGTTTTCTTTGCAAGATTTGTAACCTTGTTTTCAAACATTACCTTTGGCAGTTCTGCGATTTCTTGAATAGGGACATTAAGAAGATTTGCATCAATTCTTTCTGCAATTCGTTCCTCTGCCATCTCAAGTGTGATATAGAGAACGTTTTTTCCCTGCAACAAAACGGAACTAGCAACATGACACATGAATAGAGATTTACCTACACCTGTACCAGCAAGAGCGATGTTAAGGGTTTTGTTAGGGAGACCACCTTTAGTGATTTTATTAAAATATTCAAGATCGAAGGAGATTTTTTCCTCTTTTCTATGATATGTCTCATAACGTCTCTCATAGTCCTGCAGATAATCATGCCCAATATGAGTATCGAAAGAAACTGCAAGAGCATCCGATAAAATACCGGGAATTGCATCTCTTCCCTTCTTTTCATCCTTCCCATCAGCAAGGGCAATAGATTCCATAAGCGCCAAGTAAATGGCACGATCTCTACACCATTTTTCTGTTGTATTGACCAACCAGTTAAACTCTGATGGGTCATCATCAAGATAACTCACCATCTGAGTAATTTCTTTAAAAGAAGTATCATTAATGTCTTGACGCTTTTCTACTTCAATACAAAGAACTTCTTTTGTTGCAGGTTGATTATAATCTTGAACAAATTTGAGAATTTCTTCAAATACTACTTTCTGATTAAAGTCTTCAAAATATTCGGACTTAATGAAAGGAATAACTTTTCGCACATACTCCTCATTGTGTATTAAGTTGCGAAGAATGAGAGATTCAACTTTGTCCATGTGGCATATCAAATACGAATGTTATTCTTGTCTCATCACCGATATTCACGGTTCCATGAGGTAGTTTATTATTAAACCAAAGAAGAGTTCCTGGTTCAACAATCACGTTTTCTGTTCCACAAAAATACTGATATCTACCTAAAATCGAAAGATGATATCTGTCTCGTGTGAGGTAGTAAGTACCTTCATCAATATGTGCCCCAACAATCTCATAAACTGGAAGTGAAAGAAATCCGCAACGATGTATTTCTCTATTTCCAAAGTGCTTACGGATAATCTTTCTTATCTCACTGTGATGAGAATATGCTGGAGTCTTGATGTTTATTTCAGAATCGCCAACAAAGTCTTCTTTGCTTTTGACTCCACCCATTATAAGTTGAAGAGCACTTACTGGCAAGTCAGCAAATCCTCTATCAACTAAGGACTGAGAATCCTTCAGATGTTTCTGATGGTCCCAGTCCTGAGGATATTTTTTAAGTTGATCTACAACTTTAGTTACATTGATTCCAGTTTTCAGAATCTTTATCATGAACCGTAACTAAATTCCTGTTTAGCAATTTCGTCAAGTTTTTCCATTACTTCTGAAGTGAAGTACTCTTCGGGATTTGCTAGGATTTGTTTGGCATAAATCTTCTTACCATCCATTTCATAGCGTCCTGCTACGTTCTTCCACAGTCCACCAATTTCACCTAGTTCCAGAAGACCATAATAACGATCAAGACCACGCTCATCGTAATAGAGACGTACTTCAACTTGTTTGTTCTCCTTACTCAAACGCGATTTAGCAGTCTTAGCCTTGATAATATTTCCGACCACTTCCGTTCCATCCTTTTCTTTCTTTTTGCTGAGATAAATGATCGTACTTGCTGCGTATTTGAGTCCAGAACCT